ATCTGGTAAAATCGATGTTTACGATAGTATTGGTTTATTAGAAAATATGCCTTTAAGAGGCGAAGAAGAATTACATATAAAATTAAAAGCTTACGACCTTCAAACAGAAATAGAACTTAAATGTTTCATATACAAAATTGATGATGTCGATTTTAGAACTGACCAATTAGGTTTAACATATACATTACATTGGGTTACTAAAACTAGTTACGACGCAAGTACAAGATCGTTTATTACTTCATATAATGGCGTAGCGTCAAGCACAATAGTAAAAGATATCTTTATGAGATATTATCACAAGGGAAAATTTTTAGCTGACTATAAACCAACCGGTAAAAATAGTGAACAATTACCAGAAGGAACATTAGCATTTAAAATTAATGCTTCGGTTGACAAAGGGCGTTATCTTTATATAGAAAAAACTGAACATCCCATGCAGTTAACTATACCTGATTTATCACCAGCACAAGCAATACAATTTATAGCTCGAAGAACATGGGGTCAACAACCAAATGCAGGTTCATCATTTAGATGGTTTGAAACACCTCGAGGTTTTTATTTCGTAAGTGATGAATGGTTATATGAATATGGAAAAAGAAATGGTGGCCCACAATTCCATTATGGTGCATTTATTTCTTTAGATTCAAAAGACGCACTTGAACAAATGACGTCGTTATCACAATTTGGTAATCCATTAAGAGTTGATACAGGTGCTCAAATGCAAAACGGAGCTTACAATATTAAAATAATTGAAGTTGACCTTTTAAAACAAAAAGCAACTCATTTTAAAGATGGTGGCTATCATTATAGTTATAAAGATGATTTTATACCTAAGTTTAAGGATTCAACAGGTAATCAAGCTTCTATAAAAAACGATATACATTCAAAAGCTTTTATTGAGAAAAATTTTAATGGTGAAAATGCTAAACAATATATGATTATTAGAGATTATAAAGAAGATACATCTTCGCCTGCTTTTAAATCAGAAACACATTTTAGAGATTTAGCTGCACAAAGAACATTCTATAGAATGCACGCTATGGCTACAGGTTCAGTTGGTGTTACCGAGGGAAGACTTGATATAGCAGCTGGTGATATTATTAGAGTTAACACATTATCAAAAAATATTTCGAGTGACAAAGAAGATAATAAACAAGTCAGTGGTAGATTTTTAATTACAGGAATAGATAACGATGTTGAAGATGGAATATTGAGAACGGTGATTACGATGTTTAAGTATGATTGGTCAGACGCTGGTGATGATGATGGTAAACGTTCGGAAACAATTAATCCAGAAGATTTAGTACCGGGTAGTCAAGCGCATAAAGATTACTATAATAAATTTCCCTTAGATTTTTAATATGAATAGGAAACATAATGTCAGGTAGAGGAATAACAAATCCGATGTTTTTCATCGGAGTCGTAGAAGATATTTTAGACCAAGGACGCATGGGCCGTGTGCGCGTTCGTGCATTTGGTACGCATGGTACTAAAACAGAAGTTCCTACTACAGATTTACCATGGGCAACTTGTGTATCAGGTAATTACGATGTTAACCATACTCCACCACCTATGGGTTCATTTGTATTTGGAATGTTTTTAGATGGAGCTGATGGTCAACATCCATTAGTATTAGGTTTAATACCAGGTCAATATGTAGATAAAAATGACCCAGACAAAGATGGTTATGGAAATATCCCACCATTTGCAAAAGTTCTTATGTCTATGTTTACTACTCCAAAAGATATTGGTGAAGTTCAAAAATCTAAATTGCTTCGTGTTGAAAACTTAGACAATACTTATGTTGGAGTAAGAGATGCTAAAGCAGTGCAAGGACAAAAAATCGCAGATAGCAATTTAACATGGAGCGAACCACCTCCTGCATATGCAACAAGATATCCACATAATAAAATTATAGAAACACCAGGTGGTCATAGTATTGAATTAGACGATACGCCTGGTGCAGAAAGAATTACTATAAATCATACATCAGGTGCATATGTTGAAATAGATGCTATTGGTACTGTTAAAGAAAGAGCAGAAAGCGATCGCTATGAAATTAATATTGGAACAAGACACGAATCTTCAGGCCATTCAGTTGTAACGATTAATGGTAATTCTCATGTTTATGTTAAAGGTAATAAGACCGAAGAAATCATGGGTAATTATAAGCGTATCGTTCATGGTGAAAACGAAGTTACAGTCGGTGGTCAATCATATCATAATGTTGGTGGACACTTATTCATGCGTGGTGCTTCTGCTAAAATCGAAGGTAATGCAGATAGAGTAACAATATTTGGCAGAAACGAAGTACAGATTGAAGCAGAAAAACAAATCAATAACGTTTCTGGTCATATTAAAAATACAGCAATGCTTACATTTAGTGCTTACGCAAATAAAGCAATTCGTTTAACATCAGCTGCAGATACTCACATATATGCAGTTGGAAGTATTATTAATACTGCTTTAGGAACATCACCTGTATCATTAACTCCAGTAGCTGGAAGTACGGGTTCACAAACATCAAGAGGATTTAGTGTTACCTCACCAACATTTAATGTTGCGTCAGCATTAGGAAGTTTTACTGGTGTTTTCAATGCTACTGCTTTAAATACTGCTACACTATTAGCATCAACAGCGTCAGTAGGAGCTGGTAATTTTGGAGCAGTAAACACTGCAGTTCTTGCAGCACCTTTACCTATCAGTTCTTCACCAGGTAGTCCTTGTAAACCAGGCCCTGGTAGATTAATAGGAATTGGAGCTCCAACTGTAACTATACCTGTACTTAATCCTCCAGGTATTTCTTCACTTGTCCCAAGTCCTGTACCAGGAGTAATTTCTGGAGTTATGTATCCTCAAGGAAATGGCCCAGGTTTTGCTGCTACAGTACTTACATCGCCATTAGCTGCATTAACAGGTTTTGATATTAATATATTACCAGAGGGTGGATTAGGTATTCCTAGGATTCAAATGCCTCAACCAGCAAGCCATGGTGTTTCAATAGTACCAAACGGTTATTTTGCTTTAGGTTATGCATTAGGATTTACTGAATCTATGGAGAGTGAAGGATAATGGCTAGTAGTTGCGTAGACAGAAGAAGTCAAACATATCTCAATCAGCAGATAACAAATATTGGTCCTACAACAAAACCCGATGGAACATATACAGTAAATCAAATTGATGTATTTGCTCAAGAACTTGCAGATAACATTGTAGCAGAAACAAATAATAATCCAATTAAAAATATGATTACTAAATTTGGTGATGCATTTGGCCAAAGTGTTGATTATGTTAATGGTTCACTTCGAGATTATGATGCTACAAATTATCCGTTCTTAGATAATAGATGGAATCGTGGAAACGTTACACAGCTTGAAATGGCTGACTTTATGCAGTCCTATAATTATACACCAAACGGTCTCATTAATCAAACACCAGATGTGCTACTTTCTAATTTAAACAGATATTACGAAGGTGATATTTACGAAAGTATTTTAGGTGGCTTCTGTAATAGTATGAATAATCTATTTAATCAAATAGATGCATTTTATGATTTAATTGGCGAAATAGATGGAATCATAAATGACGCTCTTGCAGCATACGCTAAATTCCAAGCATTACTTGGTAAATACGAAGGTATGAATCCACTTGAAATATTAGAAGAAAAAGTCGTCAAAAAATTAATGAAAGAAATCCAAGAAAAGATTATAGATTCTGTTGTTAAGATATATGAAAAGGTAATGGCAGCAATTGAAAACTTTAATATTTCGGAACAAATAGGAGATTTAGTTGTAGGTATTGACAAATCTCATACAAAGTATATAATGACTCGTAAAGAGCGCATGTGTAATGAGCTCACAGAAGAACAACAAAAGAAAATGAAAAATAAACTCAAAGGTTTTATGGATTACGCCTTTGGTTTATTTGAGCAAATGGATTTAGCAACAATGCAATTCTTGGTTGCACGTTTTTGTGCTCTTGCAAGTAATGTTGAAGCACTTGTTAATGAAATTAAGAATCCATTAGATGATTACGGAAACAGATATCAAAGAGTTATTAAGAGATTACAAACAATAGGAAATCAAAATACTTCTACAGCAATTCGTAACGGAGCGATAAGATTTTCAAGAGAAAAAAGGCAGAACGACATAAATAGCCTAAATACTTTATGGAATGAAGGAAATAATGCAAAAACCATTCCAGGATATGATACTGTTGATGTTGAAGAAATCACAGCTGAAGATTATAAGAACTTACCTCCATGCATGAATGTGATAAAAGGTTCTGATGGTACTTTTAAACTTGAGGGTGATGTATTCGACGAAGAAAAAGGTATTGGTTTACCAGCGTATACACATTTAGATTTAGATGTTAAAGTTTATCTGAAGAGATTACAAGAAATATACGGTAATACCTTTATTATAACTAATGGTTGGGTAAGCCAACAATATAACCAAGAAATACTAAAAAAGGAAAATGATAATCCTCACTTGAGTGGACTTGTTATAGATATTAAGGTAGACGATAGTTTTAAGTCAAAATTTAATAGTTTATCAGATGCAGAAAGGAATGTTGGTAAACTAAATGAAATTGCTGATTGGACTGAATTATTTACAAAAAATGCTAAACAATCAGGTTTCCAAGGCGTAATTATATATGATAATCATATTCATTTAGACATTAGAGAAATACTACGATGACAATAATTGCAAAAACACCGGTAAGTAAAAAACCGAATTTATATAGTGACTTTCATAAGGACCTTAGAGTTAGTCCTATATCAAAAGATATTGCATTATTGAAAGATGAAGACGCAGTAAAACAAAGTATTAAAAATTTAATTTTAACAGACCCAGGCGAAAGACTCATGCAACCATTTATAGGTGGTGGTGTACGAGGATTATTATTTGAAAATATTACGCCTGGTGTTTTAAAGGTTATAGAATCAAGATGTAGAGATACAATAAACACTTATGAAACAAGAGCTGAATTAATTAATGTAACAGCATCAAGTAGTTATGACGATAACACAGTTAACGTATTCATACAGTTTTATATCAAGAATGTTGACAGACCAATCACACTTGATTTAATATTAGAAAGGATAAGATAAGATGGCCAATCCAAAAACTCCAATTACAGAACTTGACTTTGATTCGATAAAAAGTCAGTTTAAAGCATACCTGCAAACGCAGACTCAATTCAAAGATTACAATTTTGAAGGTTCAAATATGAGTGCATTACTTGATGTACTAGCATTTAATACTTTCCAAAATAATTACTACACAAACATGACAATGAATGAGATGTTTTTAGACTCGGCCGTCCTAAAGAACTCTATCGTTTCTCATGCTAAAGAATTAAATTATATTCCAAGGTCTCGTAAATCTGCTAAGGCTGTTGTTCAAGTATCAATTACTGATGAAAATGCAACAGAAAGCACAATTACAATTCCAACCTATACTACTTTTTCTGCAAATTACCAAGGCGATTTATTTACTTTTGTAACTAATCAAACATATGTTGCTCGAAGAACTGCACCTAATGTTTATGTAGCAGATAACGTAGAAATTTTTGAAGGGTCAATGTTAGCATCATTCCAAAGAGAAGGATTTATTGTAGACGCTGATGGTATTCTTCGTGTTCAGTTAACTAATGACGAGGTTGATACAGACTCTATTGTTGTCTTTGTTGATGCAGAAGAAACAGAAGATAGAAACGTATTTACTCGTGCTAATACAATTTATGGTGTTAAACCTGATGATAAAGTATTTTATTTAGAGCCATATTTAGATAACAGATATGCAGTATATTTCGGTAAAAACGAATTTGGTTTACAGCCAGAAGAGTTTGAGGATGTAAGAGTACGTTATCGTATTACATCTGGTGAATTAGCAAACGGTGCAGACCAATTTAGCGCAAGCTTTATTGACGGTGCAACAATTGCTGTAACAACAATTTCAGCTGCAGCTGGTGGATTAGAGCGTGAGAGTATGGAATCTATTCGATATTTCGCACCTAAATCTTTAGCAGTGCAAGAACGTGCAGTAACTACAAAAGATTACGAAGTATTATTACAACAAGCATTCCCAGAGATTACAGCAGTAAGTGCTTATGGTGGTGAAGATTTAGACCCACCTCAATTTGGTCGTGTTGCAATTTCTGTTTATTTAGATTCAGAAACAACATTAATCAGTTCAACACTTGCAAATACTTATATTAATTATTTAGCAGAAAAGAGTCCGTTAGGTATTGAACCAATATTTGTTCAAACAAAATTTATATATGCAGATGTTGTTGCTGATATTGTTTATACTAATAAAACTACAGAAAAATCAAAAGACGAACTTGAAGCATTAGTAAGAAGCACAATTAATTCTTATTCAGAAAATACGCTTGAAGATTTTAATACAAAATTAAGAGGAAGTAAACTCGCTGCACAGGTTGATGCAATTGATACAGCAATATTAAGTACAGGTTTATCATTCATGCCAATTATTGATTGGAGCCCAGAATTAAATAATAGAGAAACACCAATATTTAGTTTCCAAACTGCGTTAGTTAAACCATATCCGTTTAGAGAAGCAAATGGATTTACTGAATATAAACCTGCTGTTAAGAGTACACCATTTGATGTAGATGGAACATGTGTTTATATACAAGACGATGGTTTAGGAAACTTAATGCTTGTTACTGATGATATTACAAACCCAGTTGTATATAAGCCAATTGCTGGTACAATAGATTATTCAACAGGTTTAGTTAAATTAAATACTATAGAGGTTGAAGCATTCGATGGCAGCGCAATTAAAATTATGGTAAGAGCAAAGAGCTCTGAATATAAAGCACCTCAAGGTCGTGTATTCATTATACGAGACGAGGATGTACAAGTCAATATGATACTTGATGAAAAACCAACTAGCGGAACGACAGCATCGTCATCTGCAATTGGTTCACTAAGCGGAACAAGTAGTTCATCATCAAGTAGCAGTTATTAATAGGAAAATATAATGGCTGAAGATTATTCACAGATAGAAAAAAGTATAAGCTTTTTTATTAATCAGCAATTCCCTGCTATCTATCGTGAAGATGGGCCAGAACTGGTTCAATTAGCTCGTGACTATTATAAATGGATGGAAACAACATCCAATCAATCAACTTATGTATCACGAAGATTTTTTGAATATAGAGATATCGATACAACAATTAAAGATTTACTTATTTTCTTTAAAAACAAATATTTAGCTGACCTTGAATTAAAAGAAAGTATCGTACCATTCCTTGTTAAGAATATATTAGACCTTTATCGTAGAAAAGGTACCAAGGCTGGTATCGAGTTATTCTTCGCAACATTTTATAAAGAATATGATATTGAAGTAGTTTATCCTTCTAATAAAATGTTAAAGGTTTCAAACTCTGAATGGAAAACTGGTAATTTCCTTCAGATGCTTCCTAACGATAATTTATTTACAAGTTCTACTGGTGTTCAATATACTTATGCCGATTTAATTTCTCGTGTTATTACAGGTTCAGT